GCCGGAAGTCTGCCCCAATACGCAGAATCTCCCATTCAAAGCTTCCGCATGGATGCTTTTTCTTTAATTTAACCGTGTCTCCTACTTCATATATTAATGACATATTTGTTACCTAGAACTGTCTTTCATCAACTTTTACAGCATGTAATACGAAACGTTCCACATCCCTTACATTCGTACATGTGGAAAGGGTAACAATTCGGGATGAAGCATCTACCTGAGTTCCGGTATTATATAAGGAAGTACCCTGAATAAACTCCAAATAATCAGCAAAATATTCATCCGGTCCCCAGATAAGATCATACGTTCGTGTCTGGTCATCTACAATCGCTGCAACAAACACTCGATATGTGAGCCTTCTTTGATCCAGGGTATAAATATAAAAATACGGATGTTGCTCATAAAACTCTCGATTCCGATACTGCATGAGCTCTCCAAACATGGAGCCATTATTCATATTGTGTCCGAAAATGAATGTATTTCTATCATTAAAGTATCTGTCATTTTCAAAATGAATAAATATCGCCCCTACTTTATTGAATGTCCCCTGGAATGTATGATTAAGATAGTGTTGATTGTCCCTTCCTTGAACAAGGGGATAATCAATGATATCAGGCTGATCAAAACGAATCCAGCCAATTGCATCTGGATTAAGCGCTAGCAATGCGCCCATATCAACAGGAAATTCATCATCTACCAAAACTTCATTCATAATCTCCTCATACTCTCTGTCTCCTATTCTATATTCACTGAAAATTCCCAGCAATTGGTATCCTGAATATAGAAATACGCCTAGTGCAATCAAAAATATAAGAGTTGATATAACTCCAAATCTTTTTTTAGGTTTCTTAGTGCCTCTTTTTGCCATTATTTTACTCTCCTCTTTCTTCATCTTGAACACATTCACTTTCGCTATCCAATTGCGAGATATCTAGAAATGGTATGAATTGTATTCGATAATTACATACATCTATAGAAACACCATATTTATTCGTATAGTAGTCAATGGTATCTTGCAGAAACTCTTCTGTTACTCCCAAGTAGTCTGCAACCTCATAGCTCGTTCGGTAACCATCATTATAAGCCTGTATAAGACCACATAGACCAACTATTCTGTTGTAAGCCCATATCCTGGCTGCCCGCTCCTGCTTTCGATTGCCTAGATCGCTTTGATCAAGGATGTCCCCTACGGAAGTTATGTAGTGTCCAATCTCTTCAGCCAGTACACAAGCCTTTTCAACAGAAGTAAGGCACTGGTGTATAGCGATCCGATTGCCACGAATACGTCCGGCATTGCCTTTTAGATTAAATTCTTTTACGATTAGATTCTCTTCTTCAGCTTGTATCAATAACTCCTCATAATGCTCCATATCTCCCCCTATTACCATCTCCAAAGGTTATCATTCTTCATAATAGCGTCATCGTGTTCCAAATCTTCTTCAGTAGCCCCTTCCCATTGGTGCGCTGCCTCCAGAACCGGAGTGTCTGGGTACTCTACGATAAGCTGTCCATTATTGCCTGAGTCGAATCCATTATTGCCTGTCTCACTTATCTTTATTATAGATGTAACTTTTTCAGACAAAGAATATTTGGATAAATACGTAAGCTCCTCAACTCTGGAAACTGCCTCCTGCTGTCCAAGCTCATTCAATAAACACATGAAAGAATGCATATTCTCCACCAGAGAATGCTTTGGCAGGGGACAGTCATTGCGAATTAACTCCAGCAAACGCTTTGCATAACTAAGGACATCTTCATAGCAGGCACTCGGCAAGGCATTGATAATATCATCAAGCGAAGAGCATGTCTCATCCCATCCGATTAAATAGGTCGGGGTCGTCTCTAAAGCCTTCGCCAATGGCTCAATGACAGTTATCGGCATGTCTTCAATATTACCATTCTCATATCGATATATGGTAGCTCTGGACTTACCTATCTTTCCAGCCAATTCTTCTACTGACAGACTTAGCTCTTGTCGTCTTTGTTTAATCCTTGTGCCAAAACTCATATTGTTGCCTCCTAAAATATATATTGAGTATAACATGTTTTTCGCAAAAATGCAACTATGATACTTGTGAAAAATAAAAAATCTCAAATTTGCGAAAAACTTGTTGACACAGCATCAGGTAGATGCTATTATACAGTTAGTCTCAGATGTGAGAAATTATGGTTCGGAACTAATTTTTTTTATACTCTTTGTCGCGTATGTGCGATTTATCGAGTGATGGACAAGTATTGGTTAAGTAGGGATGGTGGCAAAATAGTGAGAATAATTACGAAACATGAAAATCTGAAAAGAGGATGCGAATACTGCGAAGAGACTCTTGATCTTGAGGATCTTGGTGCATCTCGAAAAACAGAAATAATGATGAAAAAGGAGAGAATCAAAGACATGAGAGAAAAAGGTTACTTGGTGGAAAGCTATGAAGAGCTGTATTGCAGTCATGGTAAGTGCCCATATATAGAGCTTGATACGTGTTCAAATTATAGGGCTGAGGCAGATATATCGCACGTAAACGTGGCGAGGAAAGAGAGGCTTTTTTAATGGTGGAACGTGATTTTTATGAAATTGGAAGGCTACAGGGAACAGTGAAGTCGTTGCTGGTAGAGTTAGAAGATTACGAGGAGCATTTTAGTTACTGTAAGTCTAATCCTATTCAGGACATGCCTAAGGGTGGGAGTGGCAAAAGTGTATATGATTTATATTTAGAGGGTAAAGTGGATTTGGAGAGCCGGATTGAGCGATGCAGGAAAGAAATAGAATATCAGAGGAAACGAGTTCTACGATGTATTGATGAACATGTGACAGATGAGGATACGGCGTTGATGTTAAAGTATCGCTTTATTAATAACAAAAATGTCGAAGATATTGCGCAGCGGATGGGGTATGATAGATCCACTGTTTATAAACGGATTAAGAGGTTTTTAAAAGTGGCCACTTTACGCCACAGTTAGCAACACACATCCACTTAAATATGTGCAATAATGTTATTATCAACAATGTGTAATCAATACAAGTGATGTCCAAAAGCGTGGACAGAGAAGAGGTGCTAATTTGATTGAGGTGAATATCCGTGCAAATGGGATAAGCGTTGATGGACATGCCAGATATGCTCCAGAGGGACAGGACATCGTCTGCGCTTCCGTATCAACGTTATTCCAAGTTTTGATTCAGGCAATTGAGGATTTGACCGGTGATAATATCGAATATGCTATCGCATCCGGTAAGGCTTATGTGAAATGGGAGCATTTATCAGAGATATCCAGAGTACTAGTAGATGCTTTCTTGGTTGGTATCCGCATGATTGTCGATGGATACCCAGAATATGTTCGATTCAAGCACATCACGGAAGAGAAATAATACGAATCACCACTCAGACAGTGCACTTTGGATGGTGCATTCGTATAAGATAATCTGACCAGGCGTGAAGGTCACTAAACTTTACGGACGAATAAAGATGCGCAACTTTAAAAATGTGGAGGAAAGAAAATGAAGAATAGGCAATGCATGTTGCTACAACTGTTTGCACAAGATGATATCTCAGCAGATAGACTAACGCCTAAATACAGCGATGAGTACGTTGACGAAATCATTGCCCGCAGATATGCCAGATGGCAAAAGCAACAAGAAAAGGCAATTGATGAAGCCAGGAAGTCAGAACGAATGGAGGCGCAACAAAGGCTTGAGTGTGAGCGTAAAAAATACTTGGAAAAGTTAAAAGAATACAGGCGCAAAGATATTCTCGATGACATGGTTAACATCTACAGAAAAGTGTTCGAAGAAGATATTTTTAATCAGGAGGAAAAGTTATGAACAGAAAATTAGATTTACAATTATTTGCAGAGGCAGTACAGGGACTAAAGGTGGTTTATCTGTACAGAATTAGAAGTGAAGCGGCAACAAGTGACGGAACTATCTTAGCATTTACAACAGAGAATGCTCGTTCTGTTTCCAAAGATGCGGAAGCTACTGCTACAAAAGACGGTACGATGAGAGTACCGGGTGTGACTGAAGTTGAAATCACTGCCACAAGTCTTTTGGCGAAAGGTGATGTTATGATCGGCAAGCTGGAAGAAGCGATGCTGAATGATGAGTTGATTGAAGTGTGGGAGGTTAACTTAGAAGAACCTGCTGGCGGCTTAGATCAATTCCAGGGAACTTACTTCCAAGGATACTTAACAAGCTTTGAGAAATCAGCTGGTTCAGAAGGACATGTGGAAGTATCACTTAGCTTTGGTATTAATGGTGCTGGAGCAAAAGGTGATGTAACTGTAACAGAAGATCAGCAAGAGATTGCGAATTATGTGTTTGAAGATACGCAAAGAGTAGGTGTGTAGGGAGATTACATAAAGTTGGAGGGCGGGCGACTGCCCTCTGCCAATATAGTAGAATAGTAGATAATATGATTGAAAATTAGTAGGAGGATGAAAGATGACATTAAATATAAATGGAAGTGATTATGAGTTGCATTTTGGAATTGGTTTTGTTCGAGAGTTGGATAAGAAGTATTTTGCCCAACAGGCAGGGATCAAGTTTGGCATTGGTATTGAGACAAAAGTTCCGATGTTATTGACGGGTGATGTGTTGACTTTGGCAGAGTTTATTTATCTTGGAACTTCAACGAGTAAGAAGAGACCTTCGGTACAAGAGATTGATAAGTTTGTTGATACTGCTGAAGATATTGAAGGATTATTTGACGAGGTGATCGAAGAGCTAAAAAAGCAGAATGCCACCAAGATAAAGATGAAAGAGTTCCAGGAACGTCTGGAGCAGGAGGAAATGCTGCTGAAAAAGGCGGAAAAGTAGAGGGATCACGGGAGACTTATGATCGTATTGTTTTGGATAGCTTGAGATTTCTTGGTATGAGTGATTTTGTGGAGATAGACCGGATGACGTTGTATCAGTATAATATGCGTGTGAAGGCTTATCAGCTGCGTAAGGTGGATGGGGAAAGAGATATCTATCTGCAGGCGTGGGCGAATCGGGAGGTGAAAGCTACTAAGGAACAAGGAAGAGGGAAGAGAGTGCTGGTGTATCGGGACTTTGGCAAATTCTTTAATCATGAGAAATATGTGAATCAGATATTGAATAAAGGGATTGAAGATCCGAAGTCATTGGCGATTGTGGAGATTATGAAGAGGCAGAAGGAAAGAAGGGAGACCACCGATGGGTAAATCGGTGGTTGAATTTTTA